GATCGCGGCGTCGAGGTTCGCGATATTGTTCTCGACGGCGCGCCCGATCCCGCCGATCGAGTTCGCGTAAAGCGTCGCCGCGTCGCCCAGGACGTCCGAGGACGTGAGAGCGTCGATCGTTGCATATACGCCGGCGAGTTGGTCGATCAACGTCGCGAGTTCGCTCGAGGTCCCCTCAAAATTGCGGATCAATTCGGCGAACTGCGGGTTCAACTCCTCGAACACGGCCGCATAACGCGACCGGAGGAGTTCCATCGTCACTTGTTCGACCGCGGTCGAATCGCCAGGAGGGAACGCGAACGTCGCCGGTTGCCCGTCCCAACGTTGCCCGCCGCGCGTGTAGGCGGAGAGGCGGTTCGCTATGTTCGCTTGTTGCTCCGGCGACAGGAACGCCGAGAGACGCTCGTCGAATTGGTTGACTTGCGAGAGGACTTGGTTCCAACCCTCGACGCCATAGTTTCCCGACGCCGAGATCCCGCCGAACGCGCCCGGCCCGCCTGTTCCCTGGGAGAGTCGGAACGTCGGGTTTTCCACGTCTTTGAACGTGTCCGCCAGGAAATAGACGGCGATCGCCAACGCCGCGAGATACGGAGCGACGGCGCCGAGTTGAAACGCCAGGGATCCCGCGCCGCCGAGTTCGCCGAATGCTCCGGCGACTCCCACGCTCGCCCCGTATGTCATGCCGGCGCCGAACGATCCGCCGATCGCGCCGCCGAGCGCGGAGACGCCGGCGCCGATCACGCTCCCGCCCATTTGTCCCAACGCTCCCGAGACGGTCCCTTGACCGACCGCGGCCGCCTGGGAGGCGATCGAACCGTTCCCCGTCACGCCCGCGACCATTTGGAGGAACCAACGTTTCGCGAAGATATAGAGCAAGTCGGACGCCAGTTGTTTCACCTTCGCGCGGAGATAGTCGATCGACTTTCCGGGCTCGAGGAGAGTCCGCGCGAAGTTGCCGACGCCGTCGGACAATTCCATGACGACCGAGAGTTGATCTTCCATCGCCTCGCGTTGCTTGACCAACGCCGCGAGCGTCTCATATTGCCGATTGATCCGCTCGACGTCCTTCGCGTCGAGCGCGAGTTTCAAGTCCTTTTCTTTTTGCAGAGACAGAATATAGAGAGCGCGTTCCGCACACGTTTTCCCGAGGACCGCGAGTTCGGTTTCCATCGCCGCGACCATATCGTCGAGCGTGTTCAACATATCGTCTCGCGCGTTGATCTCCTCGAGTTCCAACTCGAGGCGCGCCGCTTGCATTTTCGAAATATGCTCGATCGCGTCCGCCTCTTTTTTCAAGGCGGCGACGTAGAACGGTTGTTGTTTGAGGAGCGCGGTTTTCGCCTCGTCGAGCAACTCCGCGGAGATCGCGCCGCGTTCGAACCCGTCGTTCAGGATCTTCATTTGCTTTTCGAAATCGGCCGTAAACCCGCCCTCTTTCGCGAAGATCTTCGCCAGGACGGCGGCGAGTTCCTCCGCCTGTTTCGACACGTCCGCCACGCCGTTGAACGCCTTTTTCGTCCTGTTTCCCATTCCCTCCGCGAGCGCGCCGATCGTCGTCGCCCCGGATCCCCAAACGGATTTTATTTGCTCCCAGGTTGCCGCCTGGGATTCGCCGATCGTGTTGTCCGTGAGAATGTTGAACGCCTGTCGGAAATTGCCCTGGAACGCCTGTCCGATCGCCGCGAAAACGGCGCCGATCACGGTCCCCACGGTTTTGAACGCCTCGACGACGACGAGCGCGCCGGTCGCCAATAGCTTAAGCATGGTCGAGACGACGGCCGCGCCCTGGGAGAGCGTCTCGCCGTTTTTCGCCGTCTTGAGGAAAATGTCCGCGATCCCCTGGAACGCCGGGAGAACCTCTTTTACTGCGCGCGTGAACACGCCCTCGAGGCCGGCGTGTAGGAGCGTCAACGTATCGTTGAACTCGTCGGCCGCGGCGGCCGTTTTCGAATCGACGACGATCCCGAGTTGCTCCGCGTTGTCCATCCATTTCTTGAGGCCGGCCGCGCCCTCGTCGAGAAACGGAATTAGCGCCGCGGCGGACTTGCCGAAGATCTCGACCGCGACCGCGGTTTTCCCTGGGCCGTCCTCGAGGCCGGCGAACGACTCGGCGAGCGACGTCAACACTTTGTCGGCCGGCAGGAGTGCCCCGGTCGTCGTGTCTTTGTATGCGACGCCGAGCGCGCGGAACACGTCGTTTTGACGTTGTCCTCCGCGGTTCGCCTCGTCCATGAACTTCGACATACTCTTGAGGCCGACGCCTAGATCTTCCATTGAGGCGCCGTTCGTTTTCAGAGCGAGAGAAAATCCGGAAAGCGTCTCGGTCGCGATCCCGTATTTTTTCGACAAGTCGTTCATTTTGTCGGCGTTGTCGATCGCGTCTTTCGTCATTTTCGCGAACGCGCCGATCGACAAAATCCCGGCCAGGTTGCCGGCGAGCGACTTCGCCCCGCTCTCTATCCGCTTGAACGCGCGCTCCGCGAAAATGTCCGCCTTTGTGACCTCGGACACGAACTCGGAGACGTCTCCGCCCAGGCGGACAACGAGCGAGGCGAGCGTCGTCATTTGTTCCCCTTTTCCGTTGCGCTAGATTTCGCCGCGAGGCCCTCGAGCATATTTCGAACCGAGGCGACGCCCGCCCGCCTCGAGGCCGCGTCGCCTTTTTCTTTTTGCGCCGGTCCCTCGAAAAGCATGAAATCGGAGAGGTTCACTCGTTTACCCTTTTTCCCGAACGCCGTCGCCGTGATCTGACACAACAAGGCGTTTCGCAAATCGGCGCGCGACTCGCCGAACGGTTCGATCGCGTAATACGCCATCCATTCCGCGAACTGAAAACCCGAGAGGTCCTCGAGCAAGCGGTCCGGATGCACAACCCCGAGAGCAAGCGCGAGACGGAACGCGAACCGGCGTTCCGGTCGCGCCCTTATTTTCCCTCGAGTTCCTTCACGTCAACCGCGGAAAGGCCGGAGAGGCGTTGCGCGACCTCGAACGCCCGTTGAATCGCTCGCGCCTGGTTCGCGCCGAGAGCGGGAACGTCGTCGTCCGTGAACATACGGGCGCCCGTCTCGTCAATGATGCACTTCGCGACCAGGCGCGCGCGGAGGTTCCGAAACTTGTCCGCTTTCGTCTCGCCCTTTTCGAGAATCATGGTCGCCTCGAACTCGTCGCGTTCCGCGGCCGTGAGGCCCCGAACGTTGACCGTGCCGCCGAGTTCCGGAATTTGGACGGGTTCGACAGGCGCGGCCGACGGGTTGAGGAAATTTTCTCGAGTGAGTTGTGTCATTTCGTGTTCGTCCTTTTCGTTGTCCTGCGGTTTTGTTGTCCTGCGGTTTTGTCGCCCTCGACTTACGATTTCGTGACGAGCCCGGAGATCTCGAGGACCGGGTTCACCTTGAGGAGTTGATCGACCGAGGCGTTCACCGGGAACCCGGAGACATACGCCGAGAACGAGAAAACCGTTTTCGGCGAAGTGTCGGTAAATGTGATCTTGAAATGCTTGAGCGTCTTGTTTGCCCTGGCGACGCGGAGCGCCTCGTGTTGCGCGTTGTCCGGGAGGTAGTTCAACTCGAGTTGAACTTGCCCCTCGTCCATGAGGCCGAGTTTCTTTTCGCGGGCCGAGGAGTTGAGATCGGAGGAGTCGATCACGGTCGCCGAACCCGACGGGCCGCCGATAACCGAACATTCCGGAATGGTGGTAAAGGTTTCCGGAGACGTCCCGTCCCCGATTTTGATCGTGCAACCTTGCGCGAGGAGTGCAGCGTCCGACATAGTTGTTTCCTTTCAAAATGCCGCAAATGCGGCGGTTAGGCCCAAAGGCCGAAATCGCGGGATACGCGATAGAGTTTCGTCGCCTCCTCATAGTCGGCGCGCTTTCCTTGCGCCGAGCCCGCGAGGAGCGGTCCGTTTTGTGCCAGGAGGTTGAACGTCGCCTCCGATAACTGATTCGCCGCGTCGGCCGTCAATGCGTAGGCGTCCAACTGATAGAACCCGCGCCGGCGGCCGCACCAACCTCCGAGCGTGTTCGGGTTG